ACATTCCACCGGTGGGCGAAGCTGCGGATCATGTCCGGATCGAACCCCGGTACCGTGTAGCGCGCGGTCAGGACCTTCGAGATTGCGCTGTCCGGCTGGCTCTCCAGCCATGTATCGCGAATTGCCTGGATCGCGTCCTGCTTGCGATCGGCGAGCGCTACCTTATCGGCCGGAGACATTCCCGCATCTGGCGTGAAGCGCGGATCAGTCTCGAGGCTCGAGATCGCCTTGGCGACAAACTGCGGCACACCAGCTGCGACACCGTAGTTATCTTCCTTGGTGCGCGGCCCGGACTTGATATCGGACAGTTCACCGTCTAGCCACCCTTGTGCGTGCAGGTCCTTCATCAGCGCCTCGAACCGATGCTGCTGATCGACCTTCTCGAAACGCGCCGCAAATTTCGGCCGCGTGTTGTCGGTGCTGATCTGGACGTTCTTGAACCCGGCATCCACAAGCGCCTTGGCGACATGCGCCTGGGCGGCGGGGTCCACCGTGCCCGACGGCAGCTTGCGGATCGTCGCCGAGCCGAAATTGTCGCCGAAACGGCCTAGATGGAAATATGGAGCGCGTGCCATTCCAGCCAGAGCTTCGTGAGTTGCTGCGATCTTCGCCTCGATCGGCGACAGATGCTGTGCCATTCCGCGCTGGTCTGCCGCCGTGCCGGCCGCCGCCTCGCCTCGCTTCTGCGCGACAAACGCCTGCGATGCCTTGAGTTGGTCATTGAGCGCTCCCTGCCAGTGCGCGCGAACCTCCTCCGGAGTGGACAGCTCAGCGCGCGTCATGAAGGTGTCCATGGGGTTGACCCCAGCCCCGGCAACACCGAGCGAGAATTCCGGGTCCGACGCGACCAGCGAGTGCATCTCGGACGCCATGCGGGCATAATTCATTGCCTCGTTCCATGCCCGGAACTCGTTGAAAACCTTGATCCCGGCCTTGTCGCCACGCGACAGGTCATTCTGCAGCTTCACCGCTTCACCGTGCAAACGCCGTAGGTCAGCGATGTTGGCGTGATCCTGCAGGTGGGTATGATCCACGAACGCCTTGGACGGGTCGATCTGGAACTCAGTGGTCATTCGCATCAGCTGGCCCACCTTCTCGGCGAGCGCCTTGTTGCTATTCTGGAGCGCCTCGAAATTCTGATAAGCGGTATCACCCATCGACGCGAACCGTCCACGGATGGCGTCGTGCTGGCGCTTGGCCTCAGTGCGATCGAGCAGTCCCGGCATGCGCGCGCCGAACTCGCGATCGATGTGGTTCTGGCTGAACAGCCCGAGCGCCGCGCGCCGAGCTTTCACGCCCAGGTCGCGGATGTTGATGCCGTCCATGACCTTCGTCGCAAGCGCCGCAGCCTGCTTGGTTGCGTCATTGGCAGCTGAGACCGTCCGGTTCGCAGCACTCACTCCGGCTTCGCTGGCGTTGGCTACCAGCCGCTGCCGGAGGCCGTAAGCCGGGTTGTCGCGCGCGAACACCGGCGCGAGGTCGCGCGCGCTCGTGCCCAGTATCTGCTCGGAGACACGCAGCAGCTCGGTCAGCGCAGTGTCGTATTTCTGCCCCTGCAGCCCAAGCACATTCCGCACGAGCCCGACGAATTTGGAGAAAACGCTCTCTTTCGGCTTGTACTCGATCGACTGCAGATACTTCTGCATCGTCGGGTTGGTCAGGCCCCAGGCGATAATCTCGTGTGGATCGGCGAAAGCGTTATGCTCGCCCAACGCGTGGCCCAGCTCGAACTCGGTGTGCGTCAGCCGATCGCCATTGTCGAGGCGATCATTGACATGCCGAACGACCGCCTCGCCCAGATCGCGCAGCGCCTTGACTGCCTTGCCCAGCGCTGTCTTGCCTTCAGGATCGGTGCGGTCTGCATAGTCGATCGCCTGCATCGTGACGGCGTGAATCATCTCGTGGGCAGCCAGCTGGTAATTCATACCGGCATCAGGACCCATGTCCGCGCTCTTGAGCCAGACCGTCGATTTCGCCGGGTTCTTGGTGACCTCGGTAAAGGCGCGCACATCCGGGTTGGAAAGCTCCACCGGCACGAGATCGCCCGGCTTGGCGATCTTGATATCGAATTCATGCCCACCGGCCGCCGTGACCTGCTTCATCAGGCCCTGCACCTTTTCCATGATGGCGCGGCCGGCGGCGTTCGGCGCGTGATCGACCATGTGTTGGACAGTTTCGGAGAACGTCTTTCCCGTAACGAACTGTTCGAACTGGGAATTGGCGCCACCCAGCAGTGCACCGCCGCGCAGGAACGAAGCTTTGCCCGCCTTGGAGGCTTGGATGATCTTCATCAACCGCTCGGCTTGGTCGATATGCCCGGCGTCGACCAGATCATGCAGCTTGGCCGCGCGCTGGTCGTTGATGAGACCTTGCTCGTGAGCGAAGTCGATCGTGTTGCGGATGCCATACGCACGCACCGCACCTTCGGTCTGTGCACGCGTCTCGGTCTTGGTGCGGGTGTCACCGCGCGCGACATTCATTTCCTTGAAGATCGGCTGCCCACGGCTCGGGCGCGCGGGCGCCGCGGCCGGTTTCGCCTCGGGCTGGTTGAACAGCGTCTTGCCGCCCTGGACCTGCTGAAGCGCGGCAGCCAGCTCGGCATCCGTCGTGCCGTTGCGTACCATGCGACGCAGGGCTGCTGCATCACTGTCGCTGACGGTCGACAGGTTTGTCGCGTCGAGCACGCGGTTCTGGGCCCGCTGGGTAATCTGGCCGGGCGTGAGCGGAGCAGACTTGACATCCTCGCGCGCAACAGCCTTGCCGGTCGTGCGGGTGTCCTGCCGCGCGCGGATCGCCTCGGTCTGCGCAAGCGTCTTGACGCCTGACTTCTCAACGAAATGTTGCGCCCAGACCTTGCCGGCCTCGTTGGCCGCCAACGCCTCGACAGTGGTATGCTGGCCCTGTGGCTGGCCAGTGACCTGCTCGCGCACGCCTTGCGTAAACGCGGCTTCGTGCGCCGGATCGGAGAAGCCCTGCTCACGCGCCGCCTGGGCGACATCGGCAACACCCTCGGGCGTACCGAGATATGCCTGCCGACCGGCCGGGGTGATATCCATGTGCTCATCGTTTGTGACGAGCCCCATTTTCTGCGCCAGTCGCTCAACCTGTGATGCCTCACCGTTGCGCGTGGTGGTGTCATCGGCCAGTGCACGGAAGACATTCGCCCGGGCCTGCTCCATGTTGACCGGCGTGCCGATCGCAGCCGCGCCGCGCTGGCGGCTGATCCCGGCGTCTTTCTTGAGCTGGTCCCACTGTGCGGGGAACGCCGCGTCCGGAGTTGCCGGCGTGAGGCTGACAGCCTCGGGAACCGCTGCTACAGGAGTGCCGGGCACTGCTTCTGTCGCCGCCGCTGCGGGCGTCGCTGAGGTGGTGCCCACCGGCGTCCCGACAGGCGCCTCAGGCGCCGTAGCCTCAGCCCGATCCGCTGCGGTGCGCTGCGCCTCGATCGCCTCGGCCTTGGGGGTGGGCTTCAGGTCCGCGTCGAGCAGCCCGATCCGCTGTGCCAGCTTCACGACGTTCGACTGGCTGTTCTGGTTGACCATGACCTCGTCATAGACCTTGGTGACCAGCTCCTGTGGGTTGGCCGCATCCAGCTTCTGAACCCAGCCGCCGCGCAGCCCGGATTTAACGTCGTCGAGGCGCGTCTTGAAATCGCCGGTGAGCGGTACATCTCCACCAGCCTCTGCATTGCGTGCGGCGATCTCCTCGGCAGCGTGCTGCTTCACAACCGGTGTGGCGTCCTTAGCCCGGAGCACCGTCTGCAGGTCCTCCATGCTCTCGCTGGTGAAGGTGCGCGGCGGCGTGCCCTCCACGGCGTTGGTGGCTGTCTGCTCCGAACTAGAACGACGATCTTTGACAGCATTGGCCAGCTGTGTTGGTTTGCCGTCAGCGTCAAGCAACCCAACACGTTGCGCCGCAATAGTTGTAGTGGCCGATGTGTCACCATCGTCGAACACACGACCATACACCTTGTCCAACAAGTCCGCACGATCGGATGCCGTTAAATCCTGCACGAACTGGGTATTCATCAGTCCCTGCTTAAGATCGACAAGGCTGTCTTTAAACTCTCGCGGAGCATTTTGATCAACAATAATCTGGCGCAGTGCATCTGGACCCGCCGCGCTCACGCCGCGAGCATCAGTAACAACATCCGCAATTGGCATCGCATCTAGCGCACTCTGTGCTCCAGGATTGACCGCACTGTTACCTCGCGGATCGACGACAATGTCCGCACGCTGCTGCACCGTCGGCTTCGTCGGGTCCGGCGCCGGCAGCGCGAGTTGGCTTGGCGGACTCGGCAGACCCAGTACCTGATCGATATGCGCCTTCATATCGTCCACGGTAACCTGCTCCGGGGGCTTGGCAATCGCCGCGCTCCGACGGAACCCGCCGGCAGCGCCCATGACCCCACCGACGGCAAACGCGGTCGCGGCGGCGTTGACATATTCGGCTGCTGCATCCGCACCGGATACCGGCAGGCCCGCTGAGTAGCGTTCACCGAGCTGCTGCCCAGCCTCTGCCACGGCTTCAGTTGCCCCCGCCTTGGCGATCGACTTGGCTGTGCGGGTCAGGAAGTTGCCGGTCTGGGTGGCGGCAAAATCACCAATAACGTGTCCGGCGCCCGGCAGGAACCGCTCAACCAGCGCATCAGACGCTGCCTGGACCGGCGCCGCCAGCAACGATCGCTCAGCACCGGCCGATGACAGGCCGCCATTCTCCTGTACAGCACGGTCGACGTTCGAGCCAACGAACATGGGCGTGCCCACAGCCACGGCGCCCGCGAGCGCACCGCCTGGGCCTCCAGCCAGTCCACCTCCAACACCGCCTGCAAGAATGCCCACGGTCTGGGGAAGCGATGTAGCGAGGTTCTCGCCAAGGAAGCGGCCGATCCCGACCTTGCCGCTGGTGAGGTCACTGATCGACGCCGGGGGCGCCATCGCCGCCTGTTGGTCAGCCCAGGCGAGGCCGGTCTTGTAGAATTGGTCGTCTTCAGGCGTGAGGTTGCCGCCCAGTTTCTCGAGTGCGTAAGGCAGCCCATAGCGGACCTGCCCATAGGTGCTGCGCGTGGCTGCACCCAGAACCGCGCCGAGCCCCGGACGGGGCTGCGCCGGCCCCTGGCTCAGGGCATTAATGACATCGTCATCGACCTGTACGTTGCCGATCATCGGCATGGGTTACTGCCCCCCGGCCTGCTGGTCCGCGAGCATCGCCTGCATCGACAGTCCCTGCGGATTGACACCGATCAGCGTCGCAAGGTTCTGTCGATATTTGTCGGTCGCCTTCTGCACCGCCGCGGTATATTCCGGGCTGTCCGCACCGAGCTTTTTCGCTGCTGCCAGATCGGCTGCGAACTCGGCATCCGTGACCGCGCCGGCCGTGCCGGTGATCTTGTCTCTGTTGGTCTGCTGCACCTTGGTGAGCGCCGGCACCGCCTGGGCGATGCCCGACAGTGCCGCGAGATCGTGATTGGTCACCCCGGATTTGATCCGGCTGGCAATGAAGTTGTGAATTTCGTCTGCGGCATTGGCTGGTACCGCGGCCTCGCGCCCCTGTGCCATGGCGTTCGCAACCGGGTTGGTGGCGACTGCCACCGGCACCGGCTTGGCCGCCACAGGTGTTGGGAGCGCATCCGTCGTCGAGCCCGAGGAGCCGAGCGCACCACCAAGAAAGCTGCCGATCCCGCGCGCGACCCCCAGCGCCGGCCGGCCGACGACGTCAGTTACACCGGCCGCCAACCCTTCCGGCACCCCGACTAGCGACGCACCGGCCGCGCGCGCATAGTCGCCAGAGGCCACCGCGCGGTTGATCGCGCCAGTCGTGTTGGTGCGCACAGCGTTGATTGTGGGAAACGCGTCGCGGAAATACTGGCTGAGCTGATCAACCAGTCCCGGACTATCAGTGGTCTTGCTCGGCATCTCTATCTTTCCCAGGTAAAGCCGCCGCGGCCGAAACCCCAGCCCATCGGCGCGAACATCTTGCGCATAGCGATTTTCCGGGCTTTCGTCACGCTGACATCGAAACGAGCTGCAAACTCATCGGCACGCTTGGGCGCACCCGCGTCATCGTCAACGATCCGCAACGCCAGATATGCGGCCCAGTCGAGCATCTCAATGTGATGATCCTCAGGCAGTTCTGGTACGGCGCTGAGCGCAGTCGGGACCAGAGGCTGGAGCGGCTTTCGCACGACGCGCAGGCGCAGCGCCGCACCGGCCGTCTCCATGGCTGCGCTCGGCGCCGGCCAGACACGCATCGTCACCTGCGAGAAGCTGCTGCTGTCCAGATCGTTGAGCGCCTCATCAGTCGAAAAGGCGAGGGTCTCGCCAGGCGCCAATGTATCGAAGCTCTGCGGGTCCACCCACGACTCGCTGGGTGTGCAGTAGGCAGTAAACAGGCTGTGGCCCACCCGGTTGAGCGCGGCAGTGCGCCCGACCGTCTGGGCGCTCATGACCGAGATGATGGCAGGATGCAGATCGTAGATCGTCTGCCCCGCGACCAGGGGGACCAGCGTTGCTTCGTTGGTGGTGCCGTCGCGCAGGATGAACGACTCGACAGCGAACTTGCGTTGCGCTTCGTTGATGAAGGTGCAGAGCGTCGCATCGGTCCACAAATAATCGGACGAGCCAGCAACCCGGCTCGTCCGATCATTTAGAACAGACTCCCGGAGCAGCGTGAGCAGTTCTCCGAGTGTCATCTGTCCTACCCCCTGCGCTAAACTCGCCGATATGGGTACTTGGAACGGTCGCGATAGCCAAGGACTTTCTGGGTCGAGGCATCGACGAGCGGCGACGACATCACCGCATCGTCAAGCACACTGATCAGGAAATCAGGCACATCGACCTTCTCGCCGGGCTTGATCATATAGCTGCGCCCGTTGTGCCCGATGAACAGACCGGTCGGCGGGATGCTCTCATTCTCCTCGAGAATGATCGTCGAGACGCCCACCCCGGCGCTCTTGAGCGCCTTTTTGGTCGCGGCGTCCATCTCGCCCGAGAACTGGCGCGGGATGCTGTGCGGGACTTGATCGATCGGCGGCGCCTGGGTGGCCTGCACCGTGGTGACGTTTTGAAGCGCCTCGAGCACCGACCGCATCTGCGCCTGCATCACCCTGATCTGGGCATCACGAGGGTCCTCACCCTTCCGGGGCTCGGGGTCGAGATCGGAGATATCCTGGTCAGCAGCCATGGATGCCGCCTGCTGCGCCTCAGGGCTCGGCTTGGGTGCCGGCTCCGGTGCGTTCTCGCCAGCGTCCTTGCCGTCAAGCGTCTGCGTCGAGGTGATATCCGCTGGCGGCTGAGGCACGGCGGCAATATCGCCCTGTCTCAGCGGAGCGTTACCGTCATCATCGCCACCATCCTGCCTGGGGCTCGCCGCGGCGATCGCGGCAGCCCGCGCGTCAGCCGTTTCCTTGCCACGCACGCGCTCGGGGGCGGCAAGGCTCGGATGGGTGAGATCGTAATATCCCCCACCATAGGGGGTGATTTTGACGCCGTTGATTTCGTATGAGTCACTCATCGGGTGTTCCTCCTGCTTCCTTCGCGAGCTTGTCGAACGCGGATGTATATGTGTCCGGCGGCAGCGCGATGTCCATGGCCTTGTCGAGGAAGGCCAGCACCGCTTCCTTGGTCTCGAACGTATATTCGACGTTCGGATCAGTCCAGGGTGCAGGGCTGCTGGAATTGTCGCTCGCGCGGTTGCGCTTGACGATCTCGGGGTCGGTCACAGTGACACAGAAGCTGGAGCGCTCGCGCTCGATGCGGATGCTATCGTATCCCATGATGGAGCAGCCCTTCGCCATTCGTGGTGGTGGTCGGAACCGCTGCACAGCGGTTCCGATCCGACCTCAATCAGCGAACCAGTGCAGCACCTTGGTGCTGGCGTTGAGCGCGGCCGAAGTGGTGAACCCGTTGGCGTTGAAGACGATCGCCGAGGTGGTGTCCTTGGTCATCGTGCCGGCCGCAACCGTCTTGATCACATTCGCGTCCGCCTGGGTGTCGAACTTCTCCCAGGTGATCACATCGGTCTCATTAAAGATAATGACGCGCTTCGGACGGAAGCCGAGATTGATCGTCAGCACCGTGCCGTCGCCGGTGTTGGTGCCGTTCGAGCCGCGGGCGATGCCCTGGCCGAAGCGAGAAACAGTTCCAGTCTGTGCCATGGTATTCTATCCCCTGTCCTGTGCCGAAATGGGGCGGCCGGAACCGCCCCACCGTGACGATTTATGCCGTGGCGCCGACTTCGAGGCGGACCATGAAGGCCTCCTGAAGGATGACCGTCGCGGTCCAGAGCTTCCAGCCCACCGTGCCGCGCTGGCCCAGCGGATCGCCGGCCGCCGGCTTCGGATTGACGACCATCGGGGTCATCGAGTCCTTGCCCTTCAGCGGCACGATCCCGAAGGCGTCGCGCGCAAAGTAGAGGACCGGATAGACGTCGATGTTGACACCCGCGTTCGACCGCAGCGTCGGCGCCGTGGCAACGACCACACCGGCTGCCTCGAAGGGCTTGGCGACCGTGGTGGCGATATAGCGCACCTGCTCGACCGAGCCGATCTCGCCTTCCCAGGGCGTGGTGTGCGGACCGTAATCCGCGGTCGGCTTGAAGCCGGTCATGTCGCGGACATCCGTCTCCATGTCCGGGTGCACGACAGCGACATAGGCGGCTTCGACCGACTTCGTGTTGTAGTCCGGCGTCGAGGCAACCACCGCGGTGATCTTCTTCGCGTTCTGGCGCGACAGGGCCGTGGTGACGCGACGCTGGTCGGTCAGGCTGATCTTGTTCGCGACCAGCGCGCGCGAGGCAACGCCGGTTCCGTAAAACACATTCACGCCGGCCTTCAGCACGTTGTAGCGCAGGGTCTCGACGGTCTCGGCGGCGTTCTCGCCCAGCACATCCGTGGCAACACCAAGGATGTCGTCGGGATGCGTGTCATTGACGACATCGGTGATCGTGATGAAGTCGCCATACTGCGCCAGCTGGACGGTGTAGTCCTGGTTGGCGAGCGAGCGGCCATCGGGCGTGACGCCCTCGACCAGCGGGGTCGTCGCGAGCGGCGTGTAGAAGTTGCCCGAGCCGTTACCTGCCGCGCCGGTCGCACCGGACAGGAAGTAACGACGGAACTTCGCCGTCTGCGTCGAATTGGTGGGCAGCGCATAGGTCTGGCCGAACTTCTCGAACACGAGGAGCGGCAGCGCGCGCTTGAGCATGCGAACAACGGCCCAGGCCGCTACTGCAGGAGAGATGTCGCCGTATGAAACCATGGTCCGAGCCCCCTTGGGTTAAGCCTAACCACCAGTTGCAGCGTACCGAGCGAAGGCCGAGTCGAAATCCTGCTGGTCCTCACCGGCGGGAACTTGGCTTCGATCGCCACTGACTGGGGCCAAGGACTCTGCCGCTTGTTTGGCAGCCTGGGACAGCTCGGTAGCAGGCTTGGCGGGAGCTGCTGGTGCCGGTGCTGGCGGTGTCCCAGCCGGAGCGGGAGCAGGTGCCGGTGCCGGCGCTGGCGGGGTCCCCGTCGTCGCCCTGTAACGCCCGATGAGATCAGCAACCTCCTCTGGTGTCCCGGTCTGCATAACCGTCTTGTACGGTGCTTGCAAGTAGGAAGGTTGCGTGTCGATCCAGGCGTTGACCGCTTCCTCCACCGGTGGCGCATAATCAGGCACCAGTTTGGCGAGCTGTTCGGTGTGGATGTTGTTGCCGATCGCGTTGACCTGCTCCTGCATCCTGAACAATGGTGCGACGAAACTGTTTACCTGCGAGAAGACGAACTTCATCAGGTCGTGATACTCAGCCCGGCGCACAAGCTGCTCGGCCTTGGCCACGTCGGGCCAATTTTCCTGATAGGTGGCGATTGCCGCCTCGTCCTCAGGTGAATAGAGCGGGGCTGGCGCAGGTGCGTCAGGTGCCGGCGTAGCAGCAGGCGCGGGAGGCTGGAGCACCTTGGCCAATTGCTCGGCAATCTCAGCCGCCGTCGCGGGTGCAGCTGGTGCCGGTGCAGGGTCCGGAGCTGGACTTGGTGCTGGCGTTGGATCAGGAGCAGGGGCCGGTGCGGGCGCTGGGCTTGGTGCAGGTGCTGGAGGATCGGCAGCTGGCGGTGTCAGCTCCTGCGCCCAGGCTTCCGCGAATGCATCGGGCGCGGGTGCGGGAGGCTCGGTCGGAGTGGGCGCTGGTGCCGGCGTGGGGTCCGGTGCAGGTGTAGGTGCAGGTGTTGGAGTCGGGTCCGGTGGCGTGTGTCCGGCCTCGTCACGCATCGGCCGACCGTACCGCGCCCGGCTTGCTGCGGCGCGCTGCTGGATATGGCTGGTGCCGGCGAGAAGAAGGCTGCGCGTGCGGATCATCACTTGTTCTCCGGTGCCCGTACACTGGGCGGTTGAGTCGTCAATTCCTTGTGGAGCTTCGCCATATGGCGCGCTGCTCCCTGCAGCCGTAGCATATCGTCGCCCTCTGCGGTGACAAGGCTTTCTTTCGCCCCTTCACCAGATAGCTTCACGAGTTCGATAACTGCCTGTGCGAGCGGGTCCTGCAACCGCGCTGCGTCGCGGAGCCGGCTAGCTAGCTCCGTTATCCTGTCTCGACTCATCGGTTTGCTGTCCTGACTCGATCATCTTCAGCGCACTATCCACAGAGGTGCCCTGAGCGCCAGCAGTATTTTTCTGCGCCTGGGCAACGCCCTTGAGCGCTTCGGCCCACAGTTTCTTGATCTGCGCTTCGATAAGCTGGGCCTGCTGGTCCTGCTGCGCCTGGGTCTGCTGCCCGCGCTGCGCGGTGTTGCGCGCCGCCTGATCGACGGAGACCAACATTCCCTGCAAATCACGCGAGGCCATCTTGGCCTCGAGCAGCTTGCGACGATCGATATTGTCCCAGTCATCCGGCGTGAGCGTCTGCGAAAGCATGTCGATCTGGGCGCCGCGGATTTCCTTGGCAACAAGGCTGGTCGCACCACGCGGAATCACATCGAGATCACCCTCAGGCGCAAGGTCCGGGTTGAATTTTTTGTTGAAGCCCACCAGCGACCAGATCACGCTTTGTGTGAAGCTGTCATAATTGCGAACGATATCCTTGAACGGCAGCGCCGCGTCGCCGCGCGCCATGCTCGCGCCGGCAGCCGTCCGCATCGGCTCGCTGGGCATCTGGGTCATGTCCCCACCGGTCTGCGGACCGATGAAGGTCTCGACCTCAGCGAACTCCATGAACATCTTCACCAGCTGCTGCAGATCGCCAATGTGCCCATCAATCTCGATACGCCGGATCGCTGGGAACTGGGCGGTCAGGCCGTCATCATCGCGATACCAGTTCTTGTACGCCTCGATAGCGGTGAGGTCCTGATCGGGGCGCATCAGCGCGGTGTTGATTTCGAACTGCGGGCCGCACACCACTGATGCGTTGTCGAGCACCATGCGGGTCGCGGCACAGATCGAGAGTTGGCTGTCGCGCACGATCGACGGCAGGCCCTGGCCAATCGGACTCGTATCGTCCTCGTCGAACTGGAAGATGTGGGCCTGCTTCATCGTCGCGCCCAGCATGCGCCATGCGTTGACCTCGGCCTTGATGATCCACTGGTCGATCATCCACAGCTCGGCGTCGACGTCATCGACCCGCATCGACTCGGGTACCTCGGCGCCGGCCTCCATCAGGGTCTGTGCCGAAACGGGACCCTTCCAGATGATCACTTCATATTTTTCCCGGCCGGACGCAGACGCGCTAGTCGTCTCGCTGTGCGCAGACAGGCCCATCGTCTTAAGCTCAGTCTCCCAGCTCTTGGCCTTGAAATTGCCACCGGGCAGCGCGTTCAAGACAGCCTTGATCTGGGGAGAGAAGAAATCCTTGCGGTCGGCGAGCTTGCGAAGCGCGCTGCGGCCCAGGATTTTGCGCACGAAATACCCCTCACCGGGAAGGTCGCGCGCGCTCATGTCGGGATAGAAGTCCCAGACTGGCAGGAAGTTGAACTGGGGCTTGTAGATGTCGCGCGACACCGGTTTGAAGCCGCCTGCGACAGGGTTGCCCTGTGCGTCCTGTGCCCCTTCACCCTGCAGCATCCAGCCCGACGTCGTCACCTTGCGGACATAGGGTCCCTCGAGCACGCCGATGCCGTATTTGATCCCGCTATCGACGATCTGGCGGTTGAGACCGATCCAGTCCTTGGTCTGGTCCCCACCGAGTTCGAGCAGCTGGTCGTTGATGATCTCGGTGTGCTGGATTGCGATCTTGTCGGCAAGCCGACGCACGGCTTCATCGACAAGGTCCTGCGTCAGCGCAACCGGCTGGCCCCCTGCCTGCAGCTCGGTCATCAGGTCGGATACCGCCTGGGCAACGTCCTCGGGGCTCATCTCCGGCGACGGGGACGCGCTCAGCTCCCAATTCGTCTCGTTGCCCGGGAACATCAGGTTCATGAGCCGCGAGAGCATCGAGATGCACTTCACCCGGGTCAGGCGCGGATACGCGCGCGAGCGGTTGGGTGGCAGCGTGCGCTCGATCGCGGGATCATAGATGCCGAGATACTGGCGCAGGTTCTTGAGCCACCTTTGCTCGGCCGGGATGCGCTCGCTGGCATACCGGTCATAGAGCGCCTTGTACCGCGCGCCCAGGTTGCGCAGAGTGGCGCCGTTGATCTTGCGCACCGGCGCCGGAGCTGGGACCGGGACAGTCGCCTGGGTGGCGTCATTGTCGATCACCATGCCCGACGCGGGCGGGCTCTCAACCACCGGCACGCTGGCGTTGATCGTGTTGCCCTTCTGTCCGGCCACCGCGCGCCCCCTACTTCATGTGATACGAACTACCGCCAAATGAGCGGGGCGGGACGAACCCGCGGCCCTGCCCACCGCCTGCCGTATATCGCTCACCTTTGAGCACTTGTCGATGGAAGTAGCGCGCGAGGTATCCGAACGCGTCGCCGGGGTGGCTGAAGATGTTCTTCTCCGGCTTCGCGCCGGCCGCGGTTTCCTTGATATTTTCCTTCGCGTCGAGCGCATAGCGCCAGCCGCCCTTGAGTGCGCGCACCAGCGTCGGACAGGCTCGCTCGTCGATGATTAGCCTGGGCATGCCGAACGCCATCCCGGTGCAGAAATAGTCGATCGCGTCGAGCCGGAGCGGAAGCCGGTTGTTGGTCTCGATCGAGACCGGATAGGACCGCTTGATCGTCGCCAGGATCGTGTTCTCGTCATTCGCGTTGCGGTTGTTAGCCGCCGGATCGGGCGCGATGATAAAGCGGCCGGGCTGGAGATCGGCGAACCCACGGTTAAGGAACGGCCGCAGCCGCTCATTGATGAAGCGCGCGGTGCCGACACCGGACGTGATCAGCTCACCCAGCACATGCAGCCGCCCCTCCAAATCCTCCTGGCCGAAAATCATCGCCGCACCGCCGATCCCCGGATCGTAACCGCCGATCAGGTCAAGGTTCGGATCGAAACGCAGCGGCACCTTGGAGAGATGCGCGCGCCAGTTGAACGACGCGACAACCGGCTTGCCGGACACCGAGAAACCCCATTCGGCCTCGATGAACTGCTTGATCCAAGCCTCGGTCTTGTTCTTCGCGGCGGCGGTATAATAGTCGCGCCCGCCGGGCAGGTTCTCGACATTCTCGGCAAAGGCCGAATAGCCGCTGGGCTGCAGGAAATAGCGCGCGCTGCGGGTGTCGAACACGATCCGGTGGTGCAGGCTGACGCCCTCACCGGGCTGGATGACACTGGCACCCGCATGCAGATAGTCGTGCCACCAATTATCCTCGGTCGACGGGTTGGACGACCCCCACATGCCCCAGTTGGTGGCGCCGCCCATGACCTTGGACGGATAGCGCCCGCAGCGCGCCGACAGCGCGTCGATGATCGCCTGGGGGATTTCCACGAACTCGTCGACGATCGCGAAGGTGACCTCGAGCGATAGGACGCGCGCGATATCCTGCGGGCTGTCGAGTGGCCGGAACAGCACCTCGCACTCGACATCGCCATATTTCAGCACGAAATTCTTGTCGGTCTGGTACCATTTACCGGCCTGACCGTCCTTGAACCATGTGAACCAGCTATTGAGCGTGGTATCGCGCAGCTGGGTCGAGGTGTTGCGCACGATCACCGCCCGGCTGCGGCGGATACCGTCGGGCCCCTTCGCCTGGAGGCCCGCCATATAGACGAGCTTCATGAAAATGCCGGTGGTCTTGCCGGACCCGACCGGCCCCACAATCCAGTCGTAGAACAGCTCGCCGGGGAGGTGATCCTTGATGAACCGGCTGATCGTCGCAGGCGGGGTGTAATTGATCGTCGATGCCACTAAACCACCTGTGACAGCAACGTCGCCATGATCCCCGCTTCCATGTCCAGCAGCCCGCGCGCGTTGAGATGGATCAGATCATCCCACAGTCCGCCGGTGGCCGCCGAAAACGGCTCCTGCCCACCCATGTCGAGAAGGCGCTGGTTCAGATCATAGAGAACCGATGTCGCACCGAGCCCCGAACGGAACAGGTCCAGATAGGTCTGCTGCGTCGCATAGGCCGTCTGCGCCGCGGCACAGGGCGGCCACGCCACGCCGATGATGCTCGCCGATCCCAGTGTGGTGAGCGCGCCCAGAAGCGTCGCAAGATTGGTCGAATAGGTCGCCGTGGCCACGCCGTTCATGGCGTCGTTCGACCCGGCGATCAGGATTTGCGCCTGCGCCTGCAGGACAGTGTTTTCCCAGAAGCGGTTGGGGATGTTGTTGGCGACCATGTTCGCCGTGGTGTAGCCAGAGGAGCCCATCGTCCGGATGAACAGCGTCGGCTTCGCGGCGGTGTACTCCTCATGCCCCCAGAGCTGGATGTTGCCGGACGCGTTGGTCACCTCGATCGTGTGCTGGCCGTAGGGGACGGTGATGAGCGTCGACTGCAGCCGCGCAGCCCCACTCTGCGAAATCGTCTGACTGGCAACCGACCCGCCACTGGTGGGCGTGGTGAAGTTGGTCGCACCGCCGTCGACAGTGATCGTCATACTGCCGCCGCCGCCGTTGCCGGCTGTATCCTGGAACCACAGCAGATTGTCCGTGTCGAAGCTGGTCGGCGTGATCGCACTCGGGTTGTAGATCATCTTGTCGCCGACAACGGTCGAGCGGAATGTCTTCCCGCCCAGCAGGTCCTGCCAGACACCCCATGCCGTACCGGAGGCGATGGTGAATGTAGTCCGCGGATCATAGGTCGTTGCCGCCGCCGTGGTGCCGGGGTTGCCGAACGGATGGTCGGAAACGGCGATACCGAGTCTAGCGCGAAAATCCGCGGCGAGCCGCGCGCCAAGACTGTTGGCATAGGTCTTCCCACCCGAACAGCGCGCATGGCTGTCGCCGACGATGTTGAGGTACCCGGTCAGCTCGACGGCGGTCAGCAGCCGGTTGAGCTTGATATTCCACTTGCCGAGATTGGCCGCCGTTGCGTTGCGGACATAAGCGCGCGGGGTCTGAAGGCGCGACAGCGGCGCGGGCGGGATAGGCGAAAGCAACATGGCTTAGTTCCCCACGTACGAGAGGACAGCCGCAGCCGCGCTGATCAGATAGATCGCGTTGGTGTTGGTGACACTGAGTGGTGCCGAGGCTCCAGGCTCGAGGATGAAGCCGTTGCCGGAACCATCCGCAGTTGTCGAGACGGTGCTCCCACCGATCAGCACGTTCGCCCCGTTGAGCGGGCTGGACTTGAGGATGAATCCGTTGACCAATGCATTGCTGGGAAGCTGGGCTCGCGTGTTGGCTGTCAACGCGATCTGGCCGGGAATGAAGGTGGCCGGGTTTGCGCTCACGATCGGCAGCGCGGTGCCTGATCCATCGATCTTGAGCCCGCCACCCGCGCCGAGCGCTGCCGGCAGGAGCGCAATCAGACTGGTGATGCGCTGCGCGATGCGCTGCAGTCGTCCGTTCAGTCCCGACGATGCGGTGTCGGTCGCGGGCGCCGCTTCAGTGACCCCGCCTAGCGCGGTGATCTCGGTTGCCTGATTGGCCGCTGTCGCGCCGCCGGCCGATCCTGTGAGTGCGGCAACGGCGAACGCCCGGCGCCCGCTGGTGGAGAGAACCTCGACGACGGCCTGCTCTGCGCTGCCGACCCCGATCTCGTCGCCCCGGAAGATATCACCAACAGCCATCAGTCAGTACCCCCTGCTCCGCGCCGTATGCCCCAATTCACGCGGCGGGTCTAGTGCGGCTTGCGCAGGCCCCGCTCATATTGCTCGCGATGGTCAAACGCATCGTGATTGAAGAAGCCCGGAGCCTGCGGGTCCTCCCACACGCCGCACGCGCAGCCGATATCGAACGCGTGGCAGCCCACGTCCGACAGCGGCATGAGGTGGATTTCCATCACGTCCGGGTCGGGGTGCTGCAGATGCACCCAGCCCCAGCGGGTCGTCGCAGGTCTCACCGGCGCCGCGGCGCACGGATGGTCGGTCGGGCTAGCCCAGCGCTGCCCGCAAGCGTTGTAGATCGGCGAGCCACTGGTCGAAATCCTGGAGGTCCATCTCGATGCGCCCGGCCTCGCCGCACCCACCAGAGCTGCCGTCAGTGTCGCCCAGAATTGCCGGCTTCTGCGGCGATCGGACAGTGATCGCGATCGTGTCAGGTGCATCACCGCACTTGGCGTTGATGAATGGCGGATAAGGGCTTCCGGGCGGTGTGAAGGCTGCTTCCATGATCTTGTCTCCATTGGTCAATTCCTCGAACGCCCGACCAAATTCCTCGGGCTCGATCCAGTGAACCTGGGGGCTCATATGCTCCTCGAACGTCATCACGCTCAGGATCACGCCCCGATCGGCCAGCTCGCGCAGGGTAGCTTGTGGCAGAACATATACGCCCGCCAGATCAAGCATGCTCTCGTCAGCGGCAGCAGCCACCGCGTCGGCGTCCACGACGGTCCCCACCACGATCATCGCGCACGCTGGGGCAGAATAAGGGTCTCGACCAGCAAGCTCATCGGGATCGAGAACGCACGCTCCATGAGCGGCGTCGGCTTGCCCATGCGGCGGATCAGCGCGCCGGTGAGGGGCGCGTAGGCGGGCGCGGGGCGCATCATGCCTTCTGCTCCTGCCGCGCCAGGAAGCAGATCAGCGCATAGCCGAGGAACATCAGCCATCCAGTCTTGGCCAGAAAATTCATCAGTAATCACTCCCCAAATTGATCTGAATATTCAGGCTGTTGGCCACCAGCGCACCGCCACCCACCGCGTCGTCGCCGTTGGTGCGCGGGTCGAACCCGGCCCAGCGCGCGGTCAGCTCGATCAGCTTGCCCTTGACCGCCGCCGGCACCAGTGCATGGTCCTGATGGATCATCTTCCAGACCTGCTTGAGATTCTCCTCGGCGATCAGCTTGGCCTTCAGCTTGAAGCTCATCCCCTCCTGGCGCACCAGCTCGCACGCACCGGCCAGTTCCTTCAGGAATGTCGGGTTGCGCCGCAAGGCGTCCCACTCCTCATCGCAATAGCCGTATTCGACCTGGATTTCGCGCGGGCTGGCCGTCTTCAACGCCAGCTCAATGGGCAGCGTCGGCGGCCAGACGAGACTGGTCGGGTCCTTCTGGTCCCACATGCCGGGGAGGGTGAGTGCGTTCATATGCTTGGGATATCACTCGATGGATATCTCCGCAACAAAAAGCGGGCGCATGTCCTGCTATGAGACACACGCCCGTAGAATTGGGAGAGGATGCCCTGAAAGGGCCCCACCTGCGCCCGCGCGGGCGCGGTCAATCAGGCAGGAGGCTGGTTGGCCGCGATTACTGCTCCAAGCTGCTCGTTGGCGGCGTTCAGACCCCCGACCACAGAGTTCACCCGCTCGGAAACATCATCCGCCGCCGGCAGGGATTTCAGCGTATCGATCAGCGTCGAGGCGCTATTCATGGTCGCGGTGAGGCGCGCGGCAGCCGCCTCGAGTGCATCGACCGCGTCGGTGTTGTTGCTCATGGAGAATACCTTCCACAGGATGAGACCTTGCAGGACTGCCAGGGCGATCTGGATCACGAGCATGGGCATCTCCTGCGGCCGGCACCCACATACGCGCATGCAGCTCCGCGGTACAATGAACAATCCGTCATGAAAGGGCGCCGCGACCCCCACCAGCGGCGAAGCCGCCTACGGCGTTTGGAGGGTGGCCCTATAGATCGTATTTAGCGATCGTGGCTCCCTGAGCGTTCATCACCCATAGCGTCGGTCGCGGAAAGTTTCTGAGAGGCCGCGGTACATCCGCAAGCGCCTGTCCGGCCAGGGAGGACTGTTTCTCGTATTCAGCAATGTCCATGGGGGTACTATCGATCACCGGACCATAGGTCATGCCCGGCGACAAATCCCCACGGTTGGCCCGAACCACGGCATAACCATCCTCATAGGAGTGGGAGACGCTCTCGTAAGGCCCACTGATCTGCTCGATCGGGGTGAAGCCTGCAGCCGTACAATCGGGCGGCGTGGGGGCGGGCTCATAGAAACGATATTTGATCGTGAACATGTCGTCTTCTCCTTCTTCGTCGTCGAGGCGGGATCGCTCCCGACATCCTGGGATCGCTCCTAGGACCGCGCCTGCATGCGCGCGCACGCGAGGAGTGTCAACACTAAAAGTAATTCTCGTGATGTTATCCAGTTAATAGAGTCGATTTTTCAGCAACCCAAAAATTTTTGGAAATCCTTTGCGAGGGATGGTGTAAGGGGGTGGGGTACTTGACTGCGAAAATCCCCCTCCGGGGGTCGCCGCCGGGAAAGGATTCTTTATAGGGACCCGCCCGCGCACCGCTCCTTAACGTACGACACGTTGCCTCAGTCATCCTATAATGAGCGACAGAGAGAACAACACTCTCTGTAACCGTCGGATTATCCGACAACATCAAAGGACATACATCATGACTGTACAAACCAAGATCGAAGCCGCCGCGCCCGTCGCACCCAAGCCCTACTCGTTCAAGGGCGCGAACAAGGCAGTGCGCGACGCTGCGCTCGCAGGCATCGCATCATGCGCCTATGTGGAAGGCAGGGCACGCGCCGACATGATCGAACAGCTGCGTCTCGCACTAGGCAAGAAGCCGACTGACGCAGACATCAACGCCATCCGCACCGAGTACATCGTCGGCCGCACCGCGCAGCGCCTCACGCCCTCTGATCTCCCCAAGGTCGACGCGACCATTGCCGATCGGATTACATTCGCTCGTGCGTTGCTGAACAGCTACGCCATGCCGGTCAAGGATGGCGTCAAGGCCCGGCCCCTCCGCAAAGGCCAGCTCGGCCGCCGCACCGTTGCGCAACAGACTGTCATCCGCAACGCTGAGGCCGCATGGTCGCTCGTCAAGGCTGAACTCGGGTTCGGCGCCGCACAGACGCAGGCTACCAAAAACGCGAAGCAAACGCGCAAGCCGCGCATGGCTGGCGCATCCAGTGCGGGAACCGGCATCACGCACAGCCAGTTGGTGAGGTCCACCGATGGCGGTCCGATCACAGCCAAGGACGCGTGCGGATATATTGACAGCATGGCTGCAACGATGCTGGCGTTCAGCAACAAGCACGCAGCCGTGTTGCCGACGCTCTACGGCTTGAGCGTCAAGCGCTTCCATGCTGCCATCGCTGATGCGGCCAAACAGGTCAAACTCGCATAACCAATAGCGCGCTACCGTGCGTTACCTCAACCCCGTTGCTCGATCGAGCAACGGGGTTTTTCTTTGTCTCCAGCGCGCAGGCACGCATCAACCAGTTCACACGCTGCTGTGTGATGGTGCGCGCGGCCGGATCGGCGCCGCGAAACTGTCGGATAATCCGACACACAGCAACGTGTGGATTGTGTGGCGACATAGTAGTCGCACATCAACGTGTGCGTGTGTGATTTAACCAGCTAACATGTTGGTGTGTGATTTAACCAGTTCACACGTTGTGGTGTGTTGAAACACACAGCTGCTTGTGTGTGTATGATTTTGAGAGGTTGTGTGCGTTATACGCGTTTGCGTACGTGAATTATCTAATCTGCTAGACAGTATCAGAACGTTGGCTAGCAAGTTCGACTAGTGATCATCCCACAGCTCGTGTGTGTGCGTTGGATTATTGAGCAATTTCAACGCACTGTGCCTCAGCCCACACGGCTTGGAATTTAGATTTTCAGTCACTTGATGTGCTATCTAGTTTAGTCATAAGAAATATATGATACCTTCTCAGAGCGCGTTTTTTTATGCGAAAGTGCGAAACAGCGTAATGGGCCTCCCACGCACCTCGCCAAGGAGAGCGAGTTAACAAAAAGCTCAAAATGCGAGAGATTTGGGCCATATGAGAGACTTATTAGTTTTTCCTACGGATAGTTGGCTATTAATAGAAAACGTCCCAAAAAAGCGCAGAAAACCGTCACTTTCTTCTAGCTATTCTAGCTAGTCAGCATTACAGTATGGCTAGCAGATAGAGGATCACAAAAATGGCATCCACACCGATTATTTCTCTCCGAGGCGCCAAGGCGCTGCGAATTTCAGCTGCCCGCGACATCAACGCCAAGCAAATGTCTCGCCTCACCGGCATCTCGCTTCAGCGCCTTACGCTGCTCGAAAGCCTGAACGTCCACAAAGCCGAGGAGCCTTGGCTGGCCGAAGCGTACGCGATCTGCCGGGCACTTCGCTGTGATCTCATGACCGCGATCGGTGGGACCGTGGACAGGCTGGCCGACATCGACACCGGCTATGATCTTCAGGACCCTATCGATGTGTGGCGCACCGGCGTCCCGCTACCCCTGCGATACGGCATCAGGATGGCCGTGCGTTTCGGCCTTGACGATCCCTTCGAGCTGTATCGATGCCGCCCACAGCTGGAGAAGCAGATCATGGAGGTCTTCCTGGCGGGCGAGCGCACATCGGGTATATGTCCATGGTGCATCCAGCCCCTCGTGGGTGCCGCGGGCCATCTCGACACATGCCTGCCGGCGATCCTGTACCAGCCGCGCGATGCGCACATGGTCACTATCGGCACGGCGCCGAAGCCATGGAAGCCGCATGTGGCGCGGGGAGGGTCGAAGTTCGCGCCCGGGCTGCTGGCTGTGCGGGAGCGCGCAGGCGTCACGCAGGAGGTATTCGCCGGGTCGATCGGCATCGCCGGGACCACCTACTACCGGCTGGAGAAGATGCGCGACAGGCTGACGATCACCCTAGCCACGAGGATATCGAGCATCTACAAGGTGACGCTTGCGGATTTGTACGGGTCATGAGTGCGGGCATCGACGAGCTGGAGATTCGGTGCGCGCTGACAAGCGCCGACACGGCGGATTTCCTCCACTACACCGAGCGACATGAATCCGATGTGCCCTACGGCATCCACATGCGGCGCAATGGTGATCTAAGGGGCTCCGTCTATTTCACCGACAAGCAGGCGCGTGAGCTGTTCAACTGGCTCGGCGTGCAGCTGCACAGGCACCGGCCGTGACCTTGACATAAGCCCTGATCGGCCCAGAATTGGGGCTCATTCAGCAACCTGCCCACCGCCTCCCACCTGCCGCCCACCCAATGGGTGGAGCGAGCTGAACCTCCCTCGAAACTGTCGGATTATCCGGCATCTTCACCAACCCGACCAAAGGACCCCGACCATGTCCGCCACCAACATCGACAACGTCGTCAACTTCCACCCCATGACACCGGCCCGGCGCGAGGGTGCCTATCACCCGGCCCTGACCGCCGCCGACATCAGCCGCATGAGCCCGCATGAGCTGGTCTATTTCACCGACGCACCGGCCGCCCATGTCTGTGCCTATCTCGACTTCAGGCGCGAGCAGATGCTCGACGCACGGCGCCGCGATGCGCTGGCCCATCTCGTCAAGCGCGAGGCCGACAGGCGCCGCAACACGCTGGTGGCGGAAGCTAGGGCGCATGGGTGGGACGCGGGCCGTGGGTAGGAGCCGTCTGCAGAACCTCCAAGGCCATGAGATCGTGCGCATCCCTTGTGTGCTTGCGCCCACCACCGACAGCCTCGACCTGTTCCGACGCGATGGCGGTGGCGGTGGCGGTGGGCTTCTCGTGATCTCTGCGCGGCAGGAGGAAAACGAGCTTCGAAACACATTCCTCGACGCCGAGGGTGCCCGCGCGCTGTTCAACTGGCTCGGTGTCGAGCTTCACAAAGGGGGTCTCAAATGACCACATCTCAGATCATCATGACACTCGTGGTCTACGCGATCGCCACCACCGGGCTTGCCGGCTACGCGCTGGGCAAGCTGAGCGGCAGGAGGAACTGAAGCTGTCGGATAATCCGACACAGTAGTTTCGACACGCACTCATGGGCCGCGCAGGTCGCCGCGACGGGACTTAAAACCACAGCGCGCGCCGGGTTCGACCCCCGGGCGGTCCACCAATTCCATTATCTAAATTCGATAAAGGATTTTGTTATGCGCACTCACAAAACTATCAGCGTCGAAGGGTCGCACGGCACCCTCATCGTCCACGCCGCGACAGGTGCGATCCTCGAACGCACCACAACGTGTGGCTGTGAGGACTGCGTCCCCGAGGCGAGCTATGCCTCGATCCTGTTCTTCGATCCGCTCGGGTGGGATGCGATCGCGCTGAACCACGGCGCGACCGACATCCTCTTTACCTCCTTCTGGGACTGCGCCGGCTATGCCAGGGCGATGAGCACGGCCAGCGTGTGGGGGCCGCGCGACAGCGCACCATGGGTCTATGCTGACGAGGTGTATCTGCTGGAGGACCTGCGCCATGGGTGAGTGGATAGACGCGTCGATCAGGGTCGGTGGGCGGATCAGGCGGCCCGATGCCGAGGAACTGGTCGATCAGCTCGAATGCTGGAACCTGACACCTGGTGGCGATGGCGACCCGATCAAACTTTTTCACCTGACGCAACCGCTCGCGGTATTCCGTGGGCTGGTTAATTACGGCAACCTCGACGAGCTGACCGACTGGTGCGACCAGCACGGTCTGGACTGGGAGCACTGGTGCGACAGTGGTCCGGAATGGTCACCCCTGATCAGGCGCCGGGTCGCGGGTGAGTACGACGAACTGATCTGCGACGTCGAGAACGAGCCGATGATCTCGATCAAGGAGCTGATCAAGCTCGACGCGCTCGCCACCGGGTGGGCCGAGCTTCATGCCAGGATCAGGGCGTGGGCTGTGCCTGTGCCGCCGCTGGAGATCGTGCCATGATCAAGTCCGTTAGCTACGACGACATGCTGGTCGGAACGCCGTTCATCTGCAACTCTAGCCCCGATGGGTGGGATTTGTGGAGGAAGGGCGACTGGCCCGCCTTTGTCCGCCGATTTGTCGAAAGGGAGCCGTCATGCACGACATGATCAAGGCACTCGGCCATCTGATCCGCGGCCAGCTGGTGGTCTGCGCCTATGGGCTGGGCATGCTGGCACTGAGCTGGGTGTTGTTCCGTCATGGCTAGGTCGCAAGAAAAAGAAAAGGCGCTTATTAAGCGTATTCGCGCAGTGCCGGTGGGCGAGTATTTCCTGCTGGTGTGGGATGACGACCCGAAACAAGGCACGTGCGGGACAGCCCTTTACGAACGCGTCACTGAGACTGAGATCAAGTGTCAGATTACAAGCCATGGCGTGCTCTGGATTGACCGCCCGGCCGTGCATTTAATCGATCGGGTAGATTTCGACAGCACAGCGCGCATCCATCGGATCAGCGATGAAGACGCAGGCACGCGCATCATGCTCGCGATCCACGGCCAAGGCGCCAAGGCGATGCGGATGGGAGTTGGACATGGCTAAGCTCGTACGTGGTCCTGGCATATGGGCGTCGCTTGCCGCGCGCGTCCGGACCCAGGGCGACTATTCCGTCGCGGCGGGGCTGGAGCGCATGCTCGGCGAGCGCCGGACATGGGATGCGCAAGGTCGCACCTATCACCTCGTGACCGGCAGCTGCATCGCCGACGTCGACAACCGCGTGTCGGAAGTGCGAGGCTGGTATGGATGACAACACCGTCACCGACGCCGATGGCTGGTATGATTACCGGATCGGCGAGACCTTCAACCTGTTCGGCATTCTGGAGAGCGTGGGGTTCGGCGCACCCGGCTCGATCCTCCTGCGCTTCAGCGACTGGCAGCAGGCTGTGATCGTCACCAGTCATCCGCGCGACATCAAGCCGATCCCGATCGGCGCGGATGTCATGGTGCGCGTTATGCGGACCGAGGACGGCATGGACGCGCGGGCGATCTGGGAGCTGGGCGGGGTGCCGATACCGCTTACGGGAGATCAGCCATGAGACCGTCGGTCAAGGTGGCAAAGGCCAAGCAGTCAGAGGCAATGCTCAAGGTTCCGATCGGTGGTGTGTTCCTCATTGGAACACCACCTTTCTGCCTGTACCAGCGTATCGACAAGGCGCATGTTCAGTGTCTCGTCAACACTCGGGGAATTGTAGAGTCCTTGACTGTACGCACGCGCATCAACCAGCCCCGGTTCGCGCATGATGTCGAGATCATCCTGCTGCCTGAAGACGAACAATCCCGCCGCATCATGCTTGCCGTGCACGGCCAAGGCCAACGCGCGATCGAGCCCTACAAGACACAGTAGTACGTTGCTGTGCGGCTCTGGACATAAGAAAAGGCGCGTCTAGAGTAGCTTAATCGAAGGCGAAACTGTCGGATCATCCGACACCATCAAAGGACATATCCCATGGCCACCAAGCTGAACTGGGAGTATCAAGACACCGGCAAGCATGCCGGCGAATATCACGCCGAGCACAACGGCTACCGCATCCGTGCGGTGCTCGATCAGGATGTGCTAAACCCGCTCAATGATGACGGGCACTGGCCAATGCTGGTGCGCGACGACGGCCGGGTTACGCTCTACGAGAAAACCGCGGGATTTCGTGCGGATGATCCGCTGTCCCGCATCAGCGATGCGCAGCTCGTGCATGACCAGATCACGATCGCCAAGTTGCTGAGTGTCAAGATCGAGGTGCTGACTGCGCTTGTTGGTGACTATGGCCCCCGCGGGGTCAAATATTGCGACGATGGCGGGCTCCTGCGCGAGCAGTTCCAGAACATCCTCGACGACCAGCGCGAGAGCGAAAAATTCGAGACCTATGCCGAGCTGTTCAAGCTCGCCGGCATCCACGCCTATTGCGCTGATAGCTGCGGCCATAGCCAGGGCGACCGGGCTGAGGTGCTGGTCGTCGCCACGCCCGAGGCGATCGAGGAGTTCGGCTGCACTGAGGTGACCGATGACGATCTGGCCGAGCAGGTCAAGCTCTACGGCGCGTGGGCATGGGGCGATGTCTATGGCTATGTGATCGAGCGCGTCCAGTTCGAAGACGACAGTGGTGACAATGTCGTTGTGGGGGTTGAGGAAATCGACAGCTGCTGGGGTTTCTACGGTTCGGACTTCGACTGGTCCGGGCTCGAGGATGCCGCCATGGAAGCATGTCCTGATGAGGAGAAGATCGATGCCTAAATACACCTTCAGCTTTGAGCGCGAAGTGACCGAAACCGAGGGGTTCGAGCGCACGATCGAGGCGCCGAGCTATGCCGAGGCGCAGGCTGTGGCAGCCAATCTCGCCGAGGAATTCAACCACTGCTGCCCGGATGACTGCACGGCAATTGACTCCAGCCACTGCGAGATCGGTGATTTCGACGCGATCTGCCCGCCCACCTATCGCGACGTCGACACGGTACCGGATTTTGTCGTGCTGGCAGACGGCCAGTGTGTGTTGGCACCCGAGGAAGACGACGCCGAGCTGATCGACAAGGCAGCTCAGCGGGCGCAGACGCAATAAAGGACCAAGACCATGCGCTCAACTCGACTAATCGCTGTCACCGATGAGTACGACAACACGCCCGGGCTCGCGATCAAAGGCACTCCCACGCAAATGGAGGAGTTCATGGCTGATCGCGAGGGCACCTTGATCGCCCACGACATTCTCGAACATCAGAACGGCGCTGGTGAGATTGGTTCAGTCTGGGATGAGCTGGAAGCCCTTGGCGGTCTCTGGCAGGTGCGCGGCCGACATGGTGATATGTGTGAGCTGAAGCATCGCAGCTTCTGGTCTCCAGCGCAGAATGTCGCCAGTGATGTGTCGCGCATGTTCGGAGACTGGATAGACCATCAGTATTGTGGCCCGGGCGGCCTCTCCGCCGGTGGTCGCAGGCACGACTATGACGACGAGTTCCGAGAGATCGTCGAGTACGCGCGCGAGAGCATCCGAGCCGAGTACACTGACATGGGCAATGGCTCGCCCGGCGAGGACGAGAACGGCTGGTCTCCGGACCTGTATGAGGCACTGGATACATATCTCGCGCTGGTGCCGCGCCGAATGCGGATCGGCTTTCGCAAGGCGGCGAGACGCTTCGGCCGAGACCCCTATGGCGGCATCTCGATGTTCAAGGAAATCCAGCGCGCGGTGGGCACCGCGTCGATTGAGTTCGAAGGGCAGGAATTTGTGCTCACCTATGGGCGGCAGCAGGCGATCCTGCGCGAGCTGCCTGGGGATTGGTGATGACTATGGAAATCATCCGCTCACCCGCCGATCTGGTCGCAGGCGATGTGCTCTACATCTCCAAGCTGGTGCGCCCGCGCGACCGGGACGAATATTGGTGGCGGGCGTACTGGATTGTCAAGGCCGCGCCGCGCCACAAGAGGCAGACATGGGTTGAGGGCATGGTGCTGAAGATGCACCCCGACCCGGACAAGGACCACCGACTGATCGACTTCGACGAGAAGTTCGAGACGCAGGTGATCCAGTTCCTGCCGGAGAACGATCATCCGCAAGGCGTGTCGGCGATGCGCATGAAGCACATCGCCTTGGGCACAATCAAATTGGGGGCATAGTCATGGAGTGGGAAGTGTACGCGCAGCGCGGTCCAGAGATGGTGGTGGCGCAGTTCAAGACAAAGATTGCCGCGAGCGACTACGCACGCTGGCGAAATGAAATGGCCCGGAGCTTCAAGCCCTGGCGGGTGCGAGCGATAACCCCGACATCGTAGTGCAGCGCCCTGCGGTGCGTTTGACATAAGCCCGGAGCCCCCTAGAATAAGGGCTCCACAGCAAATTACCCTGTGTTTTCAATCCCCAAGCTGTCGGATAATCCGGCACTTACAACCAAAGGAAAATCCCATGCAGGTCATCAACATCCCGACGATGAAGTCCATGATCCACCATCTCGGCGTCGGCAAGCGCCGGCCGCTCTACTTCTGGGGCCCGTCGGGTGTCGGCAAGAGCGAGGGCATCCAGCAGGCCTGCGCCGAGCACGAGGGCGTGATGTGCGACATTCGCGTCAGCCAGTATGAGGGCATCGACTTTCGCGGCATCCCCGATGTGCAGGCCGGTTCCACCGTGTGGAACATGCCGGCGACGCTGCCCTTCAAGGGCAACGCCAAGTTCGAGATGTGCGACCCGGACAAGCCGATCTTCATGTTCCTCGACGAGATCAACCAGGGCGATCCGTCGGTCACGTCGGTCTGCTACCAGCTCATCCAGGATCGCCGCATCGGCGAGCACGAACTGCTCGACAATGTCGTGATCGTCGCCGCCGGCAACCGCGACAGCGATCGCGGCGCCACCAACCGCTGGGCCTATCCGCTCGGCAACCGCGGCACGCACGCCGAGCTGGTCGCCGACGTCAAGGCATGGTCGGCATGGGCTGCCACGACCAGTGTGCCGGCGGCACTGATCGGCTTCCTGAACTTCCGCGCGGAGCTGATCCACACCTTCGACAGCGCCAAGCCCACCAAGGTGTTCGCGACCCCGCGCAGCTGGGGCTTCGTCGCCGAGGACATGGCCGATCCGAGCCTGCCCGAGGACGTGCGCCTCGCCAGCATGTCGGGCTCGGTGGGCGAAGGCCCGGCGGTCGAGCTGAGCGGCTTCCTCAAGATCATGGCGTCGCTCAAGCCGATCGAGGAGATCATCAAGGACCCGATGGGCGTTCCGATCAGCGAGGAGCTGGACGTGCAGTGGGCGCTCGCCACCCATGTCGCCGGTAACATGCTGAAGGACAACGCCGATCCGCTGCAGAAATTCCTGGGGCGCATGGAGCCCGAGATGGTGGTGATGGCGTGGACGCTGGCGATCAACCGCGATCCGGACCTGACCGACACCAACGCGTTCCTGTTCGACTATTCGCCCAAGTATCGGGCGCTGTTCCAGAACTGAGAGACCCCTGCAGGGCAGGGGGTGGTGCGCACCAGGGCGCAAGGTCGGAGCCCGCCACCCCCGAAACTGTCGGATAATCCGACGTTTAGAAATCAAAGGACCCGGCCATGAACGTCCAGACCAAGAACACCGCCGATCCGAAATATAAGCTAAGCAAAGCCAAAGCAAGATTGCTGATGGACCACCCATTTTTTGCAACGCTGTTGCTGCGAACCGAGGTGCTGCTTTCGGACACAGTGCCCACCGCCGCCACTGATGGCGAGCGCATGTATTTCAACCCGGACTTCCTCGACCAGCTGTCGATCGACGACACCATGTTCGTGCTCTGCCACGAGGTGGGGCACGACAGTCTGCTGCACTCGCTGCGGATGGGGATGCGCAACCACGAGATATGGAACCAAGCCTGCGACCACGCCATCAACCTGATGCTGATCAACCAGGGTATGAAGATGCCGGCCAAGGTGCCCGGGCTGGCCGATGACAAATACAAGGGCATGTCGGCCGATCGCATCTATGACGATCTGCGGCGCAACCCGCCCCCAAAGGGTGGTGGCGGCGCGGGCAAGCCCGGCGGCAGCCCCGGCAACACGCTGGGTGGTGACGTGCTGCCCAGCAAGACTGGCGGCGATCCGGCTAAACAGGCCGCGGCTGAGACGCGCGCCAAGCAGAAGGTGGCGGCAGCCGCGAACATGGCGCGCATGGCAGGCAAGCTGTATGGCGATCTCGAGCGGATGGTCAGCGAATGCCTCGAGACCAAGGTGGCATGGACCGATGTGCTGCGCGAGTACATGCTCAAGATCGTGAAGTCCCGCGAGAGCTGGCAGCGGCGCAACCGCCGGTTCAAGGATTTCTATTTGCCCACCCGGCACAGCCGCCAGCTTGGCCCGATCATCTTCATCCCTGACACGTCGGGCTCGATGTGGGGAGACGACATGGAGAAAATTTGCTCCGAGATCGCCCACTGCACCTCGCAGTGCGCGCCCGAGAATATTCGGGTGATCTGGGCTGATAGCAAGGTGCAGGGCGAGCAGGTGTTCGACCCGAACGAGTTCGAGTTCGGCAAGCTCGTGCCGGTGGGCGGCGGCGGGACCGACATGCGCGTGCCGCTCACCTATGCCGAGCAGTATGATCCGCAGGTCGTGATCCTGATGACGGACTGCGAGACGCCCTGGCCAGACGCGGAGCCGCCATATCCGGTGATCGTGATCAGCACGACGAGCAAGGTCGCGCCGATCGGCACCACGATCAACATATGATGCACTTCTTCACCGCAGATGGCGCGCGCGTGCCCACCTTCCGCCAGCGCATTGTGACTGAAGCAGCTGTGCGCACAGAACTGCGGGTCGGTTACCGGACGGCGCAGACATGGGCCCCGGCATATGTCGCCGAGCGTTGGGAAAAACGACACTGGTGGCTGTGGTCGACTGATCGAGTCACCCTGTGGGTTCCCGGGTCCATGTCGGCTGCATCGGTTGCGTCGCGGATATCCAAGAACGCAGTGTTTCCCCTTAAGCGCTGGCCCAATCTGGCGTCGATCGAAATGTATCTGAGGATGGTAAGACCATGAGCGAAGTCAAAAAATTCCGGCCGGTGCAGGAGCAGGACGCGACGATCGCACCAGGCGAGCCCGACAT